AACAGCATCATATAAATATCCACCTGATGACTTCTTGCCATAAGATTCTATTCTTATAATAACCCTACCATTTTCTACAGGAGATAATTGGTCAGAAGGTTGAAAATGGTCTATATCAAAAAGAACTTTAAAAGGTGCTCCCATAGCACCAATATACTCAACACCAGTATTTGGATTACCTATACTTAAAGTCTTTCTCTTAGGCTTGCCATATTGCTTCCACTCAACCTTTTGAGTTTTAATTGGTATAACAGGTCCCTGCCCTTTTACCCATTGAATAAAAGGTGCTTTATTCTCCGATAATGTTTCAGACATTGGAGAATAAAAACCTCTTGCAAGTTCTGTTAAGTCTGTTGTATCCTTAACTTTTCCCCCACGCATAGTAAGCAAATGCTCATACCGGAAATGATTACTAAATAATTTGTCGGCAGTAGCTGGCTCTTGATGTACTATGTACTTTGAAGGAGTAGGTTTTAATCTTATTGACATTTTTAATCTTTTTTTTAGTTTTTAGTCTCAAAATTTTTAAAGCTCTATAATTACCCCACCTGTGTTTGTAGATTTAGTATTTACAGAGTTACCGTTTGTATTTTTTCTCATATAAGATGTAGTAGATGAAGATAAATTTTGCGCCTTTTTATAAGCCGTTAACCAATCTTCCTCCACTTCTTGTCTAACTTGCTTTTTTATTGTATCTTTTTTTCTATCTGAAAGTAAATAATCTTTAAATACTTTTAACCCAAACTCAAAATCATTATTTAATGCAATAAAAAATTGCTCGTAAGGACTTAATTCATATTGGGCATTATTAAAAGTAAAGGGGGATTTATCATATAATGCTTTTACTAATAATGCAGCATCTTCTTTAGATAATACCTCATCCCCAATTTTTCCATTTGTAGATAAATTATTTACTATATCTAAATTCCTTTGTTGTGCCGCTTCTTCAGCCTCTTTCTTTTGCAAAGTAATTAACTCTTGTTCTTCATTATATTTAGATACAACACCTTTAAAAAAGTTTTGAGCCTCCTCAAATTCAGAATCTATTTCATTATCTATTTCAATAGCATCTAAATTTCTACGCTGCTCTTTATCCGTTAACCCCCTATTATTATACCAATCTTTAATAACTTTTATCTTCTCACTTTCCTCAGTTGAATAAGTATCCATATTAGCATACTTATTGTACTTAGAAACTTCACTTATATCCTCAATACTACCACCATTTTCTAAAGCCCTTAATAAAAAAATGTTTTTTTCATTTATACCTAACTTTTTTAAATTACCTTCAACTTCTTCAAAAATCCTCTGTTCTATAACAGGTTTAACGGTTTCTTTATACTTAGTATAAATAAAATCTATACCCGCATCTTCTGGTATCTCTAAATCGTTAGGCAAATATCCATCAGCCATGGCTTGTTTAGCAATAAAATAAATAGGGTTATCTTTGTTGAAATCCTCAGATTCACCCCCTTTTTCTACATCATCTACATCAATTGTGTCGACCACTCTCTCCACTAAAGGTTCAGAATTTACAGCATTTTCTAAATAAAAATCATCTTGATTGTTATCTTCAAATTCGACCCCCCATCCATTTTGTGGGACAGTAATTTCTACATTTACTCCTTCCTTATTATCTTTCATAATGAAATATTTTACAAATATATAATATTAATTAATAATTTTAACACTTTTTTAAAAATTTTTATAACTTTTTTAACAAAAATAGCTTTAGTAATATATATAACTATATCCTTGCTTGTACTGCGGTGTCATTTTTACTAAGTCTTGCAAGTTCCATTTTATCTTCATGTTCTTTTGCTCTTTGTTCTAACTCAAGTTTTTTGCCTTCTAATAAATCTGAGACCCCATCTTTATCTACATCATTTGCTATTCTAAACTTCTCAGAATCTCTTTGACTTCTTATATCCGAATATTCTAACTTCATCTTTTCCATTGCCGTTAAAAATTCTCTCTTATCTTGCTCTAACTGCTTCTGTATTTCCATTTGTGTCATTATTTGCTCTTGCTGTTGTTGTTGTGCAGCCGCCATAGTTTCCTGCTGTCTCTTATCTATTTTATTTACTAAATCAATAATATCATTTCTCGATTCAGCTAATGCTAAATGTATAACCTCTTTAGGCTCCATACCATTTTGTATAAAGGCTTGTATATTCTGCTTTAATATTTCTGCCTGCCTCGCAACTTTACCCGCATTTTCTACCTTTATGTTAAAAAAAGAATACCAAAAAGGATACCCATTTTCTAATTCCATAAAAGAGGTAGGGCTTAAAATATTCCTTAATAAGTCTATATTATCTTTATAATATAACCTCGCTATATTTAATAATTTGTTTATAGCAAGTTCCACCACTTTCCTATAAGTCTCAAACATTTCTTCAGTTTGATTATAGGAACTATTTACACCTTGCTCCACAGAACTTCTATTCGCATATTGTCCTCCTTGACCTATCCTATACTCATTAAAACCAGCAACTTTATATAGATTACTTAATATAAAATTTAATAAATTTACTCGCTCGGATATTTCAGACATCTTAGACATATTTACCTCTCTTAAAAATTGAGGGTCAACACCAGTTCCAGAACGCTGCGCAGGGTCTATTAACATTAAATTATGTTCCTTTGCAATATTTAACATATCCGACCAACTCATGTTCTTTGGCTTCGCATTTACCATCATCACAAAAACTTTCCCTATATTAGATGCTAAATCCCTGCGTAATGCCGCCATCTCTGTATCATAATCTCTCTGAAATTGCTTCATATTATCCACTAAAGATAAATTTGAAGTCCTATTCCTAAAGGTATTAAACTTCTTACCAATAACAGGTAATGTCACATCATAAGGGTCTTTATTTGATTCATATTGCCCCTTTAAAGGTTTTATCTCTAAGTAAATCGGCTCACTTGTCCCTATTTTTATACATTGCCATACTTCCATAGCTCTTATTGACTTAACCTCTAAATCCCCCTCAACAGGCTCATAATGTTCATCAAAATAAAACTTCTTTATATGTCCATCCTCTAACCTAAATACACGATACATTTGCCTAAACTCTTTCCAAAATATTCTCGACCTTCTTATCCCAAAATCAGAAAAGTTTACATCTCGCCCAAATTTTTTAGTGACATAAGCATATGCAGAAGCTATATTAGGAGTATTTTCCCTAAGCCGCCAATCTTGATTCCCAAACCTCTCCTGCATCTCTTCTGGATTACTTGTTAACTCAAATACATATGCCCTATCACTGTAATCCCTCTTATTATAAGAGGATGTCCCAAATTTTGGTTCATACATCCTATCTAACTCTTTTATATGTGAAGGCTTTAGTATCTCCCCATAGTTAGCCACTATATCTACTACGGTAGTCATATCTTCTATCTTAACCCAATCCATATCTTGAACCCACTCTTTCTCAACAGGTCCCCCAAATGATATTGAATCTGGGGGTATTGACTCAAAAACTAACCCCCTCGGCTCTATATTAACATAAAAATAAGCCTCGCCTGTTGGTATCATATGTTTAAAACCCTCTATATTTTTATCTCTTAGTGAAAGACTTGAATCTAAAAAATCCAGAACCTCTTGTGCTTGCCTTGCAATTGGATTTTGGTACTCATTTTGCATATAATTTAATATATCCTCTGGAGTTTCATGTGCAACTTCTTCATTAACTTTATTATCTATTGTCACTTTCAATTGTTCAAGCTCTTCTGGTGACATACTCGAAGTGTCTAATTGTGACATCTCTTGTCTTACCCTTTCATAAGCAGCCTGTTCCCTTGGGACAATTATGTTATTTTGTATATATAAAGATAATAATTTATTAAATTCATTAGTTTGAATGCTTTGTTTTAATGCCCCTAAATCCTCAACAGACAGCTTCCAAAACCTTGCTATCTGCTCTCCTATTAAAGACTTTACAACTAAACTAATCATAGGTATATGAGGTATCTCTCCTCTACTTATAGTAATAGATTCTCCGTCAATTTGACAATATTCATCCTCAACTTCGTATAAGGAGGTATCTACTCGTCCATTTGCTAAATCATAATTTATTTTGAATTTCTCTAAACGCTTATCATCTCTATAAGAACCATAATATAAATCATAAGAATCCGCAATATCAATTTGGCGTTTAAAGTTATTCTTAGTTTTTTCTAATCTGGATGTAGTAGCTTTTATATCTGAACTTTTAATCATTCCTAAATTGTTTGTGATAATTTTGATACTAATATTTTTGGTCTTTCTATATTGGGTAAAGCATATTTATTATACTTCATTTCCAACATAGTCTCATACTGGTCTGGCATTTCTACCTCAATACCATCTAAATAAGATAATAAATAAGGCAATAACATTAATGCAGACATCGCATCATAATCTGACTTATTATCAAAATTAAAGTTTGAAGCCTCTGATAAAAGCCTTAAATCTCTTACATTCTGATAATTAAATCTTTTTGGTATCCCCGTTTTTTCATCTACCTCTACCGCCTTACTAAACCATTCCGCAACTCTATGAATAGACCAAATATTCATATCGTAGTTAACCTTAACCCCATATCCATAGTGACTTCTACCATGTGATGAAGCAGTACTCCCTTTAATAGGCTCTAACACTGATTTAGGGATATACATCATCCTATCTCTTAACCCCCTCCTATCCACAAATTCTGCAAAACCTGTTACATTCATTTCTGGAAATACTTTTGCATTAAAAAAATAAGATGCTTTTATAGCTTCTTCATAAGAATCATCTAAATTTTTTAATCTACCTACATACGAAGCAATAATAGTATCTTCTAACGTATTATCATTACCCTTACTTTTAAATTTATACTTATAAACATAAATAGCTTGTAAAGATGTACCCTCGCCAGACTGCCTGTATGGGTCATACAATATATAATATAAATCATCTGGTATAAATGATTGCGGCATCTCATGTATAACCCACGCACCCACTGTGTTTGTTAACTTCTCATCCCTACCCCATTCTAATATAGGCTCTAAAGTCCTTTCTAAATCTGGCTCAAATATGACTTTACTATCCTTATATTTTAAAGAACCAACTACAGATAGTAAATTCATAGCATCGTGTTCTATTAGGCTTTCCCTTTGTGCACTTAATTCAACTAATGGCAATGGGGATTTATTAACAGGTTTTAATAACTCTTTGGGATATATTGGGTTGTATGCTAAATACCTCGCATAAGAAACTACATCTAAAGACACTATTTGCTCTGACCTCGTTCTTATTATATCTATAAGAGCCTCTTTCTGTATTGTATTACCATCTTTTTTTAAGGATTCTTTCTTATAGTTAGCACCTAACATTAACCCACACTTTTTATTCTTACCCTTTTCCCAATAATTAGGTATTCCAAATATATTAAAAGCCTCTGGATTCTCAAACATTTCTTTTGAATCTTTAATCTTTTCCATATCTCCACCTGTACCTAACATAACCAAACTACCTGTTTGATCATCCCCTACTTCAAAAGCATCTTTACAAGAAACAAAAATATTTTTTAAATTATCACAAAATCCAACCTCTTCTATTATACCATATCTAAAACGGTCTCCTGTAAATATTTTATCATTCTTTGGAGTAATAGTTTGTATCTGACATTGTGAACCATTTATTATTGTCTTACCTTGCTTTGTTTTTACTAAGTGCCTAACCTCATTCGCACCTTTATCAACTTTCCACTGCCCTCTTGTATTCTTATAAAAAGCACCCCAATACTTTACAGTCTTTCCTTTTTTCTTTGTAGGAAAATCATACTGACCCGGAAATGAAAAATACGCCCTATCTAAATTACCTATCGACCTTGCTAACGCATCACTCTGCGGTGAAGCAATTCCAAAAAGTAATGCGTTATTAGAATTTTTTATATCTTTATATTTCCTTACACTTCCAAAGAGCCACTCATGTAAAAACAAACCCATAAAAACTGTATAGGATTTAAAAGTAGCCCTCGCACTAAGTACCATCATATGATAATACCCATTTTCATATAATGGATTTCCAAGAGGGGTTTTTCTATTATCTGTAATTAAGTATGTCTCTGTTAAATAAATCCAAGGGTCTATATACTGTTTATACTCCCCAGATTTAGTCTTTACAGTATTAGATAACTCTAATTTTCTTAATTCATAAGGTTGCAGCTTTTCACCTTTTTGCAATTTACCTACATACTTATTACACGTGTATTTATCATCATCTTCAAATCCACTAAAACCTTCACAACATAGGAAATAAGTGAACATAATCCACATATTATCCATTAATCGGGGATTTATACGTTCCCTCTTCTCATCAGAAATTGTTACATAATTAACATAAAAAAATAATTTAGGCATCATGTACACCCAAGTACCGGCATCATTCACCCACTTCCCCTCAACACAAGATTTCCCAAAAGCCCCCCAATAAGTTTTAAAATTAAAAGAATTAGGATTTAACCCTTCTGGATGTTTTCTAAAATAAAAATTATCCGCATTATTTATTTTATAAGGAAATAAATCTACTAAAAAATCATCATGCCCATCAATATATATATATCTATCTATTTCATCCATTATATCACAACCTCCTCTAACATAGATAAAGCATATTCACTCTCTAACTCAACCGCCTCTATTTCCTCATCTAATTCCTTCTGTAAGGTAATCGCCTCTTGAAAAAGTTTCTTACTTGCATCAAATAAAGCTATTTTCTGTTTATACTGCTCTTCATCTTCCCACGATAAATTTAATCTCGCCTCACCAATTTCCTCTATCTCATCAAACATTTGTAATAGATTTTTATATAACCTTGACATACATTTGTCTTTATAAGCCTCTATTATATCCTCATAAGAATCCCAATTGAAATTCTTATTGTTTAAGAAGTTTTCATTCACGTCTATCATTATTTCATCTGTGGTCATTCCTGACTTCCTAAATAATGACTTAGAGTCCCATATTAAATAAATAGCTTTCATTATCTTTTCTGACTTCGCCTTTTTTCTAAAATTAGAAAAAGGAGTCATTAAAGCTAATTCCTTATTCTGCTCCCAAAAATCAGAATCTAAATCTTTTAATCTTACATGAGTTGTAGCCATTTACTTTAATAAGTCTTTTATTAAATTAATATAAGAATTACAATCCTCCCGCAAATCCGTTATATTGGTTAAAGATTCTTTATTAAAAGCCCTCTTATCTAAAAACTCTTTATAAGTATTACAACCAGCCGCCAACTTCTCCGCCTGACTTAATGAACATTTTGGTATAAATACCTCCGTATTTAAATCTTTGAACTCCCCCTTAGATATAGCCACTGCAATCCTATATTTTATTGCTGTTGCTGCTTTATCATCTGTCCTTACCCAACTCTTAGATAACTTAGCCTTCCAATGAGTTAAATCCGTTTTTATTTCAACAAACATAGATTGCAACTCATTTAAACTTTCTTTTTTTAAAACCCCAGAAGAAATGTAATTTTTAAAACTCTCCCTCGCTAATGTAAAATCATCTATAACTTCATTCAACATTTTCATCTACATTACTATTTAAAAAGTTTTGTAAAAATTTAAAAGTATTCTCATTCTCCTTTAAAAAATCTATTACCTTACTCTTGCCATTTAACTTTATTTCAACACCATCCTCATTCGCAAAAGTAAACCAAGCCCCACCTTGCTTTATAATACCATTCTCAATAAAAACTGAAGCATATTCATCAAAGTTGTTAAATCCATATTGATAATAAAAATTTATTTGAAAAGATTCTTTTGAATCGTAAGCTTGCAATTTAGACTTTTTTAATCTCACATCTATTACATGACCTATTGTATTTTTATCGTCATCTTTTATTAAATCTTTTTTTGTCAATTCTATAGTCAAATTAGACATGTACCTTTGCCACTCCCCACGACTTAATACTCTTGGATCACCCATAGCACCAGGGTTTAATTTATAATAAGTTAACGCCACCAACGCTATATTACGTCTACTGCAATTACCCTCTATTATAGGCATCCTCGAATTAAACTTCCTTGCCTCAACTGACATATTATTATCCTCAGCCGATTTATTCTCTATCACCGTTGATACAAATACCGGTATTGAATCTATTATAATCATACCAACATCCTTAGCAATAGAAAACTCTTGCAATACATCAAGCATCTCCTCTAAGTTCCTACCTTTATAATAAATAAACCTATCAAGGTCTACACCCATACGTTCTATATAAGATTCATTTATAGTTCCCTCAGCATCCCAATATACTACATATTTGCCAGTCTGTTTTTGCTCATTAGCCGCCGCTTTTAATGCTAAAGAACTTTTACCAGAGCCTTCTCCACCTATCAATAAGTTTAAAGATCCTTTTACAAAACCACCTTTACCTAATGTACTATGTATCCTAAAATCCAAATAAACACTGCCCGTTGGAACTACCTCTCTTATAAAAAAACCATCAGGCTGCTCAGAAGCAATTCTAAACTTATCCTCTTCTGACCTATCTTTATTTAACTTCTTTAAAATATCAATTATTGAAACCTCACCCATCTTTAGTAAACCTTTCCATTGTTTTGAAATTAATTTCCTCTTTTACTATCTCTTTTAAATACAAAAATTTATCACAAATATTATGATAAATTAGCATTTTTTTAAAATTTTCTAACCCATAATTATCAAAATTACTATGACAATTATTACCACTTTTCCATCCACACAAATAGATTACATTCTCGTCTTCAGTACTAACCGATTTAAAAATACTTTTATTTAAAATGTGGGCTACTTCACTCACATCACCTATCAACCTTTCCCCACACTCAGCGCATCTTAACTTATGTTCTTTTATAAAATTTACATGCTTTGCATAAAACGACGGGAATAACCCTCTTTCTTGTTTACGACGTTCTAAGTTCTTCTTACTCATCATACTCTAAAAAAAAGTGTGGGCAAATAGAAGATACTTACCCGACACAAGGTGAGACTATTATTATTGAATAACGGTTAAAAATCACTTACCAACAGCTAAGTAGTTTATAGGAACTACTATCTTATTTTTATTACCATTGGGAATACGAACTCCTTTAGAATCCCTTATAAATTCAGGCTCATTAGCATCTAAATATATATTTACAAATACAGGTTTAAACTTTGTTTCACCTTTATTTAAAACACCTACACTTCTTTCAGGGGTAAATTTAACACTTATTTTGTTTTCTTTTAAGGATACTTCTGTGCAACCACAAGTACCAGTTACATAATGTATGTCATCAACTCCATCTAAAATTTCAATAGAAGATTCATAAACACCCCCATTAGAAATTCTGCCAAAATCAAAAGACTCTTTACTTAACTTCATTTTGTATAAATCCTATTTTAAAATTACTATAATACTTTTCTTTTTGTTTCTCCCACTCTTCATAACTGTCAACTGCCTTCCAATAATCATTGGAACAAGACAAAGACATATCTGTTGCCTTACCTATAAAATCACACCCACAAGCCTCAGTCTCCCCCTCAGCAGGTACAATACATTTACCAGCTTTTGCACATTGGTCACAAATTAATTTCCTATATTCTATTACCTCAGATTTCCAATATAAATCTTGCGGAGTATTGTACCCAAATCTTTCCGCAACCAAACCAAAAAACTTTCTAAATAAAAAAGTTACATAATCTACCCACTTCTTTGGGTTTATAATATCCTTTAATAACATATATTTAATAATTATATTTTCCTATAATCAAATCCGGGTGTACATAAAATGTCCTGAAATCATTATTGTCAACTTCAAACTCATTAGGTGGAAGCCAAGCATTATTACTCATCGTTGCTACAAAAGTAGGAATAAATTTTGGTATCTCGTCATCCATAACAGGCTGATAATTACTATCCTCTAATTGATGATACATAGCATGTTGCGGATTTGGTAATACACCTGTTACTGTTGTATAAGGCAGCATAACTAAATCACCAACCTTATACTTAGGTTCTTTTATATATTCCCCTATTTTAATTATCTTAGCTATATTAGTAGCTTTAGATATATCACGTGAAGATTTTAATCCTCCACTAACATCTTTTAATAATAACCCACCAATAGCCTTTTTATTAGGCAGAAACATGAAAATTTCAATGCCATAACTATCCACTAATGTACACCTCCTAAAACGCTCTTTATAACTTAAATCCTCTTTAAAGGCTCTTAATTGAGCATCAAACTCATTATCAAGCATTCGCACCTCCGTTTGAGGTATACTGTTTTTTAACATTATTTCTACTTCTTGTTCTTTAATATAATCCTTTCCTAACTTCATAATTTGGTTACTCCTCTTCTTTTTTTAATTGTTCTTTTTTATATAACTCCTCAAATTTTACATTCAACATTTCAAAAACTTTCTTACGTGCCTCATCTTCCACTAAGTAAGTACCTCCTTTATAGGTATAAGAGTTTTTACCTTTTAAATAGGCTTTATAATGCTTCCTCTCTCTATTGACGTAATGAACCCCTCTTAAATAACATTCATAGGAAGTGGCATCAGGGTTAGCCTCTTTAAATTTTAAAGCCTCTCTCTTTATAATAAGACGCTTATTAATAGCGTTTATTACTTCACCTGCAAACGAAGTCCTCTCTACCCTTGACCAAGTCTTACCTTCTAAATCTTTACTACTTATCTTCATTAAAACCCTCTTTTTCCATTAATTGACCCACAAAATCTCTCGGAACTAAACTCCACCAAAATCCAACTCCGACTTCCTTATTATTTTCACGTTTCAGCCTACCTCCTACATATTTTAAAAATAACTCATAATATTTTCTTTTTCTATCACTTATACTCATTGCCCAAGTCTTAGCATTTAAAACCCTATCAACTAAAGTACTTGAAAATTTAAACATCCCCCAAGCATGTACGTTTATTGTTGGGGCTCTTTGGTCGTCAATTAAATAACCTAAAGCCTTATAGTATTGGTCTAAAAGAGTTTTAGCATCCTTTATATCTATCCCTGCCATTTCCGCAGCAACCTCTAACTCCTTTTCAAACCCTTTTATGTAAATATCGTCAAACTTCATTCCCTAGTGAATTTTATATCGAACATCACTGTGTCCATTAAAAGAAATTTTAAAACTTTGTCTTGCTTAATCACTACACTCTTAGAATTAAAATCAACCCAATGCTTATTTGCAAGTTTAGGAAGCCATACCTGAATTAACCTTTTACTGCCAAAAGGCTTGAAAAATTTATTTACATTACCTTTTGAAAAAATATCACCATCACCAAATTTATAAAAAGAAACTATACAAAATAGTAACTCTAACTCACGGTCTGTCAAGTGGAAAGCATCCTCCAATAATGCAGAGGAAAAGACTTTAACAGTCCTCTTAAACATAGAGAAATCACTTAAAGAACTTTTTAAGTGGAATTGCCCTACACCATCATCCAATCCTATCTTTAACACAAATCAAACATTTTTACACCACAAATATATAAAAAGTTTTTGACATTTTTAGACTTTTTAAAAAAAAATTAGCAGTATTTTTAATTGTGTTTTGTAATCAATTGATTATTAACGTATTGTGTTATATAAAATAATTGGAATAATTTCATTAATTGGAAATTTTTACGTAAATTTGTATTTTAAATAAATAATTATGATAGTTTTTAATGAGAGTTCCCATTCGTACACGCACTTAGAATCGGGGAATAATTTAAACGGTTGGACTACTTTAATAAAAAAATACACCCAGCCTTTTGACATGGATACACAATTAGTTCTTTCAGCTTATTCAATGTTCTTGGGTAAGGAATACACAAATCTAAAGTTTGGTAGATTTAAAAACTCTAAATCAGAGGTATTTTTAGATTTCTTACAAACAGAGTTCCCAGACCTCCCACAAAATTTTATAAAAGAACTTCAATACGAATGGGGATATTCAGCTATAAATGGATCTGAGTTTCATTCATTTTTAGAAAATAAAACTATTGAACAAGGGTTTGATATAAATCCTTTTACGGATGAAAAATATCTTACAATTAATATTGCTAAAGATTATGATAACCAATCTTTAAAAGAAAACTTATTTGATTTAGAGGATGGATATTACCCTGAGTTATTGGTATGGGATTATTCTATGGGGGAATCTTGCTCCCCTGTTACTATGATTGACCGATGCTATATTAAAACTATTAATAATGTAAGGTTTGTAGATGTGGGGGATTATAAAACTAATAAATCAATTTGGAATGGTAAAGATAGAAAAATGTCTGGGGTCTTATCAAATTTTTATGATAATACCGAAGATAAATATAAACTTCAAGTTTGTTTTGGGGCAAAACTTTTATCCACATTTGGATTTACACCAAGATTTTGTGGCTTTTCACACTACAAGAATTATAATGAAAAAAATGTAAAATTATACTTGGCAAAGTATGATGCGGAATTAATGGATGCTTTTCAAAAAGATTGGCGGGGATTTTAAATTCAAATATTCTAAAATCTTTTCTTTTTTTTCTTTTTTTTTCTTTTAGTAATATATATTAGTATTATTATAAGTAATAATAACCGTGTAGATAATATAAATATATTACTTTATAGGCTTAATATTTAAGTAAAAGACTTGTGAAACAGGTGGAAATTAATAACAAGCTGAAAAAAAATAAAAATAAAATATAAATTTTTCGCCAAAACTTTTGTTTATAACAAAATTAGTTTTATATTTGCGTTTTAGTTTTAATCAGTAAAATTTTTTAAATGCTTTCTAAAAACTCTGTTATAACAAACTTAGAATTTTTAAACTGGTGCGTTAGAAATAAAAAAATAGGTGAATTGTACTTTTTTATGCGGTTGCGTATTTATGCCACAAATACCGCAGGGTCTTTAAAAGATTACAAGTTTTCTAAGCATGAACGGTATTATATGCTTGACAAGTTAGTTAAACTTGGATGGGTTGATAAGAAAATTATGAAGATAAATAATTTTCGTAATATATTGAAAAACATAGGTATTAAGAGTAAGGTTAGTGTTAAAATCAATAAGAACATTATTAAAACTCTTCAGTTGTTTAAGGCTTATATTTTAGCTTTCAATGAGCGTTATATTTTAGGGTTAAAAAAGAAAGATTCTTTTAATAGAAGTCATATTAAGGGTAAGGGGGTGTGTTTAGATTTAAAAGATACTACTAATGAAAATTTATATTTAAAAGAAATTGAGTCCTCTGTAGAGGATGATAATGTCCCTAATACTCTACAAGGGCGTGTTTTTAGAAGCGAACTTGCTCGTTTTATGGGAGTGTCTTTAGTTACTATCTGCAATTGGCGCAGAGAGAGTAAAGCACATTGCTTAAATAAATATCAGTTGAGGACTGTCCCAGTTAATTCTTCTCTTGAATTTAATGGAAATATTATAACTCCTTTTGTAAGCAGGGTAGAAAAAAAGTCTTGCTATACCCAAGGATATTGGTATAAGTCTGTAGTTACCAGGGATTTAGTAATTACCTCTGATATTGAATTAGTATTTGCAAAAAAGAGAAAGAAAAGAAAAGACTCTTATAAAAATAAGTCTGATAAAGGTTCTGGAATATATGGTTCACGCATAAATTTTATAAAATAATGAAATCTAAACGAAAGCTATCTAAACAGGTAGACATGCTAATAAATATTATTATTCATATAATATCTCCTGTTTATAAAGATTATACTTCAACAATGCCTAATAAAACTTTTAAATATTTTTATGGCAAACGGTGATTACAGTGAGGCTTTTATACAAGCAAAACTTTGGGATTATTTTTATCAAAAGTACAAGTACATTTTTGTCAATATGAAGTATTTCTCCTTAGACAATGAGAATGACTTTATAGGCGTGGCAGAAAATGGCATCACTATTGAATACGAGATAAAAACAAGGAAATTTGATTTTGCAAATGATTTTAAGAAAGAGGGGAAGCACGATAAATTAGAAAAGGCTTTTAATACTAAAGATAAGACTAATAGTTTTAATGTGGCAAATAAGTTTTATTATGCGGCTCCCCCAGGTATTATCAATAAAAAAGATGTTCCTAAGTACGCAGGGCTTATTGAGGTGAATGAATATAAAGTTGTTGTAATAAAAAACGCACCTTTATTACATAAAGTTATTTATAACCCTTATCAATTCTTTGATAGGATCTACACAAAATTAAGGGTTTATATGAATAAAGATTATTCTGAAATATTAAGTACGTTGGACGTAAAACGTAAAACAAAGAGTGCTTATAAAGTGAAAAAAAATACCCCTAAAAATATATTTAAAAAAGAGAGTCCAACAAAAGGTTTACTGGAAGGTCAACTACCCACGACTAAAGTCAGTGGGTTTCCTCTGGATAATTGTTATGAGTAGTAGAAGTGTTTTTGTTAGTGTAGATCCCTCTATGTCAAATACTGCTGTGGTATATGGCTATATAGAAAATAATAATCTTGTACCGATAGGTTATAAATTATTTCAAACTGTCAAAAGTATCAATAAGAGGAAGCCGGTTATGTTAGATAGATTAGAACGTATTACAGGTACAATATGTAAGATGAATGATTTTATTAATGTTATAAAGCCTGATATATGTTTTGGGGAATTGCCAAGTGGGAGTCAAAGCTCTTCGGCAAGTGTTGGTGTAGGGGTTTCTTTATCAATTCTTGCAATGCTTCCAAATTTAAAAGTGGTAACTCCAATGGATGTTAAAAAAGTTGTGGGTAAAGGAGTTATTAGCAAAGAGGATATTATTGAATATTGTATTAATAAGTACCCTACATTTCCTTATGAGAGGAAGAAAGATGTAATTATAAAAGGGCGTATGGAGCACGTTTGTGATGCTATTGTAATTGCAGAGGCAGCTTTTAAGACTTTAACTTTTTGTTAACAGTTTTATTGAAAAGTTAGATGTACCTTTGTTTTTAAATAAATAAAAAAATGGAAATAAAATTTAAAAAACTTGAGCCAGCGGCTGTAACCCCTACTTATGCGTATAATGGAGATGCGTGTATGGATTTAACATCTATAGGAATAGATGAGGTAGAGGATGAGGGTATAAAATATGTAGTTCATAGATTTGGGCTTTCATTTGAAATACCAGATAATTTTGTAATGCTTATATTCCCACGTTCTTCTATTTCGAGGACTAATTTGATATTATCAAATTCTGTCGGTGTTATTGACTCTGGGTATAGAGGTGAGGTTTCAGCTCGTTTTAAATACACTGTAGATGTGGATGGGGCTCCTTATAAGGTAGGTGATAGGGTGGCACAATTTTTAATTGTTCCGTATCCTAAATTAGAATTAAAAGAGGTTGAACAACTTTCTAATACAGAAAGAGGTATTGGGGGTTTCGGGAGCTCAAATAGTAAATAAAATATTATGGAAAAATTAAAGAAAATTAAGCCATATGTATATTACATATCTGCTGCTATTATTTCAATAATTTTATACTATGGTTATAGTATAGATATACTTCCATTATTTATCAACACTTTGATACTTATATTTATAGGTAATTTTTTAATTGCTTTAAGCCCTTTAATCAAAGAGAAGATAAACAAAGAAGAACCTCCTAAGCACACATCTGAGCCTCCTATAACTACACATTGGACGCATGTAATATATTACAAAGATTATGACAGTGAGGGGGATATTGAAGATGAGTATAATAGTAATATAAATTTAGAGTCTTTTATAGGAAGTATGTCAGATACGGAGTTCATTGAATTTCTTAATAAAGATGTATATGGCAATGACAATCCTGATAAGGAGGCTATTTTAAATTTATTAGACTTAATAAAAGGTAAAGCTGGATTTGAAAGTAAGGAAAAATTAATTTATATAAAATTAGCTGAATTAAAAAATAATACTAATGACACTAAATGATTTTAAAGAACTTATAACTAATATAAATACAATAGATAATAGGAATGACATTCTTTATAAGAATGGGGTGAATATTATATCTTTTGTGGATTTATATCATAAAATACTTTATGATTTAGGTTGTGCAGCTTTTGGGGTTAAAAAATGGGATTTTGTAGAGTGGTACTTATATGAAGCTCCATCTTTTAAAGATAAAACCGTTCCATTTATAATAGATGGCGTTGAGTATGAAATTAACAGTATTGAAAAATTATATGAACTTTTAAATATTTTTGATAATGACTGATATAGATATACAAATACAATTTAAAGAGTTTTTAACTCAAAATAAGTGGGCTAAAGATATGCCATTTAGTATATGGTATGAGTCTATTTATTTGCAAAGGAAAAACAATGTGCCACCTAATTCTCAAAAAAAATAATAATTAACTAACTATGAATGAACAAGTAGACCACCCGAAACATTATGGGGGTAAAAACAACCCCTACGAAGCGATTAAAGTAATTGAGGCTTGGGATTTAGATTTTTGCTTAGGTAATGCTGTAAAATACATTTCCAGAGCAGGTAAAAAAGACATTGATAAAACTGTACAAGATTTAGAAAAGGCAAAGTGGTATTTAGAACGTAAAATATCCTAGTTGAAGTCTGGTGAAGTTGCCGCCACAAAAGTTAATTAGAATGGCAAAATTAAAAATTAAGGATAAATGAACAATAAAGAACAAAAAGTTGAAACAAGCACAGAACCTGCTATTGACGGCAACGTTTTGGGTATATATGCAGTACCCTTGCACCTAACTTTAAAATTTAGTACAAACCTTAATGGGGTATTGCATATATACCTTGTTAGCAAATCGTAAAAATTATGGAATTATTTACCGAAATTGAATTTAATGTGTCAGAGTTTGATAAAATCTACAAGGTTTTATATTTTTTGACCAATGAAGGTTGGGAGATTATATATACCAAAGAATTTTCAATTACCCGACCAAACAAACCAAAAGAGATAACAGCAAAAAAATATAAATTTAGACGTACGATCTAATAATTTCTATGTTTGCTAACGTAGTAGCATTGCTGTCAGTATTGGAATTTAAAAAACTAAAGCTCAAAATATGTTCAAAAGATTATTAGAATTACTAAAGCCGAATAAACAACGTCAGCCAATATTGCAGCAATGCAGTGTTAGCGGTTCGGGCTTACGCTTAGTTAAGTACACATCACAACTGTATATTGATTGTGGCAATTTGCTTTTAAAAAATGGGTTTGTCCAAACTGGAGATTATGTTTTTACAAGGCAAAATAAAGAATTTTATAGTAAACGACACTTTTGCATTTATCATTTTTATAGCGATGGGCTTTGCTTGAACATCTATTATCCATCAGAAAGTTTCATACTTATTAAAAATGTGGATGATATGCAAAAGCAAATTGACAGGTTTAATGATGAATACGTTGGTACTGTCACAGCCTGACCGCTAACGTTGAAGCATTGCAGCAGTACGGACATTTGAAATTCGTCTGCCGAGTGCCAAAACTGCCGCCGAATAGAGATAAACAGATTAATTAACCACGTCAGCCCGTATTGCTACAATGCAATGTTGGCTGCCGTTAAAATTCCAAACGATGAATATAGAACTATGGGCAATTATTGATACGTCTGGTAAAGACGGCGACAGATTTTGTTATGCCGATGAAAAGAAAACTAAAGGCGCAATGGCTTTGTATGACAAAAAGCCTAAAATTGAAAAACACTGGCAGCCATTTAAAAAGGTTGTCAAGGTGAAAGTTGAGGTGTTGCCCGATTAATGGCAGCCAACGGTTCTCGGCTTGGCGAGGTTGGGGACTTAAAAGCACAATCGCTCAAATTAATTACAAACTTTAATAAATAAAACAAATGAACAATTCAGAACAAAACCCCCAATCTTGCCAAACCGATGTTATGCGAGGTTATTTTGGCTTACCGTTTGACTTCAAATTAACAGCAGAAAACGGAGATGTATTTTACATATCTAATAAGATTGCAGATTTACTAACTATTTCAAAACTTGATTTGAGTAAATTTAAAATGCAACAATTCACAAACATTATAGACAGAAATAAAACTAAAATTTACTTTGGGGATACATTGCGTTTTGCAGATAAAGTAGAATGGTATCGTAATGAATATTGGTCAAAGGTTGCTTTGGGTATTATGTCTAAAAAACAAGCATTAGAAGAAATAGAAGCAAAACCATACGAAGAAAGATTGGTTGAAGAAAATCAAGATTTTGAATGGTTATTGTCAAGCGAAATTCAGTCTTATTGGGAGGTTGTCGTATAATCTCGCATAACGTCTGTATATGCGCAAGTTTGCATATTATAATCTATAGTAAATTATAAAATAAATAAAAAAATGAGTGTTTTTGAAAAACGAATAAATTACAAACCTTTTGAATATCCTGAAATTATGAAGTTTGTAGATATGATGAATAAAACCTTTTGGGTTCATTCCGAAGTAGACTTTACGGCAGATGTTCAAGACTTTAAAACAAATTTAACTACAACTGAAAGAGAAGTTGTTAGACGTAGTTTGTTAAGTATTGCACAAGTAGAAGTGGGTGTAAAAACTTTCTGGGGAGACCTATATAAACATTTCCCTAAGCCTGAGTTTAATAATTTAGGGAGTACTTTTGCAGAGTGTGAAGTACGGCATGGAGAAGCCTACGCCAGGTTGCTCGAAGTACTCGGTTTTAACAAGGACTTTGAAGAGTTGGTTAATATCCCTGTTTTTGCTAAAAAAATGGAACTGATAGACAATAGTCTTTACGCCGATAAGGATATTATCTCCAAATTACTGTTTTTTACCATCGTTATTGAAAATTCGTCTCTGTTCTCTCAATTTGCTAATATTCTTTCCTTTACAAGGTTTAAAGGATATTTAAAAAATACTTCTAATATTATTGCATGGACTTCTATTGATGAAGACCAGCATAGTAAAGCAGGTATTTATCTAATTAATATCTTACGTAAAGAGGGGTATATTGATGATGCTACAATATTAAAAATGAATGAAGCAATTAAAGAATATTTGTCTTACGAGGAAGAATTATTAGATTGGATATATGAAAAAGGTGAACTTAACTTTTTTACAAAAGAGGATGTTCTTAATTTTATGAGATATAGAATAGATAATGCTCTTTCTTTAATGAATTTCCCTAAACTATTTAATATAACATCTGTTCAATATAAACCTATGCAGTGGTTTGATGAAGATGTTTTTGCTAACTCCTTAATAGACTTTTTTGCCTCACGTCCCACAGATTACACAAAACATGACAAACCAATTACATCTAATGATCTGTTTTAATATTATGAAATGGAAAGATATAGAAGGATATGAAGGTTCTTATCAGGTATCTGATACAGGATTAGTAAAAAGTATTGGAAGACACATACAAAAAAAAAATGTATGGTGGTAAGATTGGTACTTACTATAGATCTGACAATATTTTATCTCCGGGATTATTAAGAGGGTACCAACATGTTACATTAAGAAAGGATGGTAAATCTAAAGTGTTTAAAGTACATAGATTAATTTTACAAACGTTTAGTCCTTGTGATAATTACGAAAGTTTACAGGTAAACCATAAGGATGGTAATAAATCTAATAATAAATTAGATAATTTAGAGTGGTGTAGTCATCAAGATAATCAATTACATAGATACCAAGAGCTATATAATAATAGAAAACTTTCTAAATATTCTTATATTACTAAAAATAATGGAAAATGGAGATTAAGAGGTTTTAAAAATAAACATATTGGATATTTTGAAACAGAACAATTAGCAAAACAAGAATATGATAGGTTAATTATAAGTAATCCAGAATTATTTAAACCTACCGCATATACTAAACATGACAAATCAATAACAGCAAACGATTTATTTTAATTATGGATACATTTAAAAAAGGAGAAAGATTTTGGTGGCTAAACGAGGAAAGCCATCAAGTCCTAAATAGGGGATACCTATTGAAAGGAGAGAGTGTTGAGGGTGCAATTGACAGGATTACAAATGCCGCCGCTCGTAGATTAGGAAAACCAGAATGGCAGCCTATATTCAAGGAAATAGTAGAAAAGGGGTGGATGTCACTTAGTAGCCCTATTTGGGCAAATTTGGGTACTGAAAGAGGATTACCTATTTCTTGTTTCAATAGCCATATTCCAGATTCAGTAGAAGGGATTGCACACAAACTTGGCGAAGTCATTATGCAGACTAAAATTGGCGGGGGTACTTCGGGTTACTTTGGTGAATTGCGTGGTAGAGGTAGCGCAATTACTGATAATGGACAAAGTAGTGGTTCTGTGTCATTTATGCAATTATTTGATACTTCTATGAATGTTGTCAGTCAAGGTTCACAACGGCGTGGGGCTTTTGCAGCATATTTAGATATTGACCATCCTGATATTAAAGAGTTTTTACAAATAAAAGATATTGGTCATCCTATACAAAACTTGTTTACAGGGGTCTGTGTTCCAGACTATTGGATGCAGGAAATGATAGATGGGGATACTGATAAAAGAGAAATATGGGCTAAAGTATTAGAATCACGTCAACAAAAAGGATTACCTTATATATTTTTTACTGATAACATCAATAAAGGTAAGCCCGAAGTTTACAAAGAAACTAAGTTAAGCATCAATGCGAGTAACCTGTGTTAATTGGAGCACCTATGTATCGTGAGGTACATTAGCAAATACCTTAAATTGTCGGGGAAGTCAGGAGGCTGATAATCCGCAGCGAAATCCTTTTAGGAGACGTTCAGAGACTATAATAGGTACAACTCTAAAGAGTTGATGGGATAGTCCGACCTGCATTAATAACCTAAATAAGAAGATGCAGAGATAAGTAGAAATAACTTATCCCTTGATAAAAATCAAGAGTAACAAAAAAGTCCGAAATCGCATTACCCTCATCAGAAAAAGAATCTTTTGTATGTTGTCTATCCTCAATGAATTTGGAATTATTTGAGGAGTGGAAAGATACAGATGCCGTTAAATACGCTATATACTTTTTAGATGCTGTTATGTCTGAATTTATAGAAAAGACAAAAGATAATTATTATTTATCTACCGCCCACAATTTTGCTAAAAGACATAGGGCAGTAGGTTTAGGTGTTATGGGATGGCACTCTTTTCTACAACGTAATATGATAGCATTTGAAAGTTTGGAGGCTAAAACATGGACTAATGTAATCTTCAAACATATTCAAACACAAGCATTAGAAGCATCTAAAGATTTAGTTGAAATATTTGGTGCAGCTCCTATCTTTGAAGAATTACCAACAATAGATTGGTATCGTAATAGTACTGTAATGGCTGTCGCTCCCACGACCTCCAGCAGCGCAATCTTGGGGCAGGTCAGTCCAGGGATAGAGCCTTTTAGTAGTAACTATTATAAGGCTGGTCTTGCTAAAGGAAATTTCATTAGGAAGAATAAGTATTTAAAAAATGTTTTGGCGGAATATGATTTAGATACTGATGATGTATGGAGAGAAATAATGCTTCGTAGTGGTAGTGTACAACACATTACTGAATTACCTAAAGAGTATAGGGATGTATTTAAAACCTTTAGAGAGTTATCTCAAATGGAAATTATTATTCAAGCATCAATACGTCAGAAATACATAGACCAATCACAAAGTTTAAACATTAATATTCCTGCGGAAGTGCCTATAAGAGAGGTTAACCAATTAATTATAGAGGCTTGGAAGTTAGGAATAAAAACTCTTTATTATCAAAGGTCTTCATCTATAAGTAAAGATTTATTAACCAATATTGTTTCTTGTAGTAGTTGTGAATCTTAAAAATTTAAAAAATACTTTGAAAAGTTAGGACAGTTTTAATAAAAATATTATTTTTGTGAAAATATCTTATATGGATAAAATAGAACATACTATAATCTTTAATGATGAAATAACTCATAAAAAAATACAAACTCTTATAGAGTATATAAACGCTTATGAGTTTGTTAATTTATATTTTGCAACCAATGGCGGACGGTTAGATATTATGTCAATACTCGTTGACTTCTTAAATTATCGTAATAAGTTGAACTCTATTAGAGTTATCCTTTTTGATTATATTGGAAGTGCAGGAACTTTAATACTAACAAAATATAAAGGTACTGTTTATACAAGTGGGTTAAGGGCAATTATGTTACATGCCCCCGATATTTCAGCAAACATCATTAGAAAAGATGATTTCCAAAAAGGAATGGAACAATTATTAGAGGATACAAACAATCTTTACTTTAAAGACTTACTTAAAATAGGAATTACAAATGATGAGATAGCTAAAATTAAAAAAGGCGATGATGTGTACTTATTTAAAAAAGATATAACAAAACTAAAAAGAAAATTAGTTGAATTTAAACCTTAAATATATGGCAGATTATAATAGAAGCAATGAAGCTGAAGATACTTTCAATAATAAAAAGAAACCAAAAACTGATATAAAGTTTAAAATTTCTTTAAATGAAGAACAAAAACGTGCTAAGGAATTAATACTAAATAATGAAATTATTATTATTACTGGATTTGCTGGAACAGGTAAAACATTAATTACAGCAATTACTATGTTAGATTTGTTATTTAAAAGAGAACTTGAAAAAGTCTTTATTACAAGACCCACACAGCAAGTAGGCGGAAGTTTAGGCTTCCTGCCTGGCTCTCTTGAAGAAAAACTAAACCCATACTTAGACCCATTTAAAGATAATCTGTTCACTTGTTACGAACAATCTAAAGTAGAATCCTTAATAAAAGATGGTAAAATTGAGGGGACTGCAATTCAATTTATAAGAGGTAAAACTTTTGGTGCCGGGAGAGTTCTTATAGTTGATGAAAGCCAAAATACAACTAAACATGAAATGTTAGCAATCCTTTGCCGCTTAGGAATAGGAGGAAAAATCATAATAATAGGTGATAATAACCAAAAAGATATAAACACTTCAATAGATGGACTTTCATACGCAATAGAACTATCAAAGAAAATAGACGGCATTAAATGGATTAAATTGAAAGAAAATCATCGCTCGGGATTAGTAGGTGAAATATTAGATTATGAATACAAATATTAAGTGAAGAATTAGGTTTTCTTTTTTCCATTTTTTTTAGCCCCTAACGTGCCACAAAGCATTTAGGGGCTTTTTATTTTATACCCGCATACACCCTACATAAAAGTACCTAAAGTAAAAAGTAATACCCCCCATAGCCCACACAATTTAAAATTACATACATATTTCAAAACAAATTCGGGCGGATTATCTCTAATGAAAAAAACAATATACTACACAAACAACACCCAATTACAATATACCATATAATTATAAACCAAACATATTATCATTACCTTTTACATCCCATAACATACTATTGCAAAAATACCCTAATCCCAAAAATATTAACAACAACACAATTCATTACCCCTCATCGACAACAATGTAATCCATTATCAACATCATAACCACCTACCTCATTTACCAACACTATAACCACCTACCACATTTACCAACACTCTCATGGGGGTAGTAACTATTGCCCCGCCCCGGCTGCCGGGAGGGTTTCAGAAGCCCCCCTATTATTGAGTTTCAAAATTGGAAAAAAAGATATAAAATAATATGAGTATAAGGCATAAGGGTATAATGTAATAGTACACCAAAGCAGATGTGTTGATGTTATTAATAATAATTATTAATTATAAGTATATATAGTTATATAAGTATATAAGTTATTTTATAAAATAATCAGTCAAAAATAAAGAACGGTGAATTAATGATCTATTGTATTCCTGGTTAAGAAGCTGGGTGATACGGATAGTATTTATATTTATACTGATCATTTTTTTCAAAAACCCTGAAAAAACATAAACAAGTGATTATCAGGCTTTTAGCTAAATTGTGGTATTTTAAAGTCTTAAGAAAGTCTTAAGAAAATCTTAAAATTTTGTTAAAGTGACTAAAAAAGTTTGAATATATAATGTAGCGGGTTATATCTTTGCATCGTATTCGCTGATAAGGAACAGCAATTTTTAATTCCTTGCTACTATATATATAGCTCCAGTATATGGTAGAATAACCCGAAGAGCGGCACGCCTGGAACGGCGTTTAAGAGATGTCAAATACACTATTCAAATCAGTAAAAACATTTAAGTCAGAAATTAAAAGTTTATCACAAGTTGTAAACAAGTTTGATTTCCACGATTTCGAAGCTATAATACTTGAAGACGAGGTGAAGACAAATAATCATGTAATCTTTGAAAAGTACTTATGCACCGGCAAGGCATATGCCTTCCTAAGTCATGCCTTGAACCAGGTTTATTGTTATGGCGGTCTTTACTCAACAGACAACATGTCTGAGGTAAAACTGGTCAACCTTATATATTTCTTATACAAGCTACCAGAAAATAACTTCACCGGCAAAATAAGAGGTAATTACGATGCCGGCGCAAAAAAAGTAGAGTGGGTTGAAGCCAGACAATTAGGATTGTCGCAAATTATAGATTCTTTTGAAGCGCAAAAAGTGACAAATGTAGCAGCTAAAAAAGCGGCTCAAATTGCAGCCGTTTAAAGTCTACAAAGCGGGAATCTTTCTGACGATGACCTACTCCCGCTCTAAAAACAAAGGTTGAAACGTCTGTACCTCGTACAGTTGCATGGTTAAGAAAATTCCATGCGGTAAAACGTCAATGATTTAGGTTATTTAAGAAATAACCGCTATGGCAAAAGTGCCTAAGTAAGTAGTACCTGGCATATTAGTACTACTGTATATTTACTCATGTTAATTAGTGGGCGCAATTTGTGAATACTAATTTAGCGACTTACTCTGCAGCAATTTGCTATGGTGTAATTTACATGTGTTATTTATATTAATTGCCCTGATTCATTCTAAAGTAAGACTAATTGGACGTTACCGTACAATTTGTATAGGGATTTCTTTGTCTTAATTTAAACAATTTGTTTACTTAATTGTGATTTATCAATTCTTTAGAAGCAGACAGTTAAATTTGTTCACCCTATGTAGGCATATTTACAAACTTGCAGAAGATAATAAGTTCTCAATTCAGTTTCATTTTTGCGGCTTTTTTGCGTGTCTTATTATTGGTTTGTAGCGGTACATTAAGTAGGGTAGGATTAACAAGTCCTTAGAACAGACTGGAATATCTACTAATAACCAGTATAAACATTCGTAGATAGGTGTATAAGTAGTACTTTATTCAGTACTACCCTCTTTAGTAGGAACGGTAAAATCAGGCTTTTGGCTCCCATGATACATATAAGAGGCTTTTATAGATAGTAACCTAAGTAGCTCCGCCATGACCTTAAAGTATTACTTTAAGTGAGCGTAACTAAACTACTAAGCAACAAATGGAAGGCAGCCCCTATTTACTGGGAATCAATACCATTTTGTTTTGTTAGTAATGTTTCTATGTTATAGGTATGTTAATCATATTGTGATATGGGTAATATTAAGTAATAAGGTATTGATAAGTTTTTTTTGTATTTGTTTTTTTCATTAGATAATCCGCCACATTCGGTATTTTTAATCTAAAAAGCACAATTTTTTGTCAGTAAGTAGGGGCATTTTTATAAAATACTTTGTTTTTTCAAAGGTTTTCCCTATGGTGGTTGGAATAAGACCATGCATATTTCGTGATATGGTAGGGAACTAATTATTAATTTTTAAAATTCAAAAACATGAGACATTTATTTATTTTCTTAGCTATTTTTTTCACGGCACCATTAGCAGCGCAAAAAGCGTATGTATATACACAAAATAAACAAGGCATTGCAACGCATAAGGAGGTGGTATCCTTTAAGATAGAAGAAGACGTTGCGGTTTTCCATACGTCTGGTAATACCTACCTTATCTTTGACCTTGTGGGTACATCCTCATCAGGTGAACCATTATGGGTTGACAGAAGTAACCAAAAATTTGTTACGTATCAATTACAAGATGATGGTGTAGCCGTATTTTGGATTACAGATAAAAAGGCAATCTATATAACGCCTTAATACTTATATTTTCTTGTGCTGTGCTATCGGCTATACGGGCAATTTTATTAACTAAAAAAATAAAATTTTATCAATATGTATTCTCTAAAATCAATAAAACAATTAATAGACCACTATTTAGAAAAGGATGGCGGGAGCATTGAACTTGAGGAAGGAGTTTTGGGACATGGGAAACTTCTTTTGTATGGCAAAAACTTGAAAACTTGCATAGTGAGTGAAGTCTACCTTAATGAATGGAGTAGTGGACACAAAGTAAGATTCTACAACACTACCCCAAAGAAATATCAAAAATTTATATCATGAAAAAGGTAAATCAATACACGCTTAAAAAAATATCTTCTGACTTTGATAGAATCAAAATCACAAGTTCAGAAGCATCAGCCGCATACGCCCGTAATTTTTACGGGGACGACTTAGAAGTGTTTGAAAGTATGTTTTTAATATTGTTAAATAGGCAAAATACCGTAATCGGTTGGGCTAAAATAAGTCAGGGTGGGATATGCTCAACTGTCTGCGACCCTATTTTAGTTGCTAAATATGCCATTGAAACATTATCAAAGGGAGTAATTTTAGTTCATAACCACCCAAGCGGCAATAACCGCCCAAGCGATGTGGACAAACAGTTAACGGAAAAAGTAAAAACTGGTTTGAGGCTGTTTGATATTCAGCTAATAGACCACATTATTTTAACGGCTTCCGAATATTATAGCTTTATTGATAACGGTAATTTGTAAATTTTCAACAACTTAAAAAATTAAAAAAATGAAAGTAAAATTTAAGGAGGTAGAAAATATATCAGATTTTCATTTTGACAAATTTCCTATAAATAGCATTCAACTGTATAATCCAAAGTACAGAGATATGCCACTGCCTGAAGTGATAGATCAATCTAGAATAGATATTGAATACGTGCCGTATGGATATAATTACTTCATACTAGTAAGAAGTACAGGTACTATATTTGGTTTTAGATTTACTATCTAAAACTTCCCACCTTGCCTATTTTAAGGCGTTTTACGGGCACTTCTACTAAAAATAGTATATAAGTACTGTTTAAAAAAGATAATGCCTTAAAACGCTTTAAAATAAGGTGTGTTTAAAAAAAATAGGAATTTTAATTTCCTATATAAAGTTATATATATAAAGTTATATGTATAATATTACCCAAGAGGTAATAAATAACTATCTCTAAAGAGATATAACTATTTAAGTAAACACTTTAAGAATTTTTCACTGACCCTAAAGTATTACTTTAAGTAAACGCTTATAAAAGCGTGACTATCAACAAATTTTTAAAAAAATTAAAATTAAAATTAAAATGGCAAAAGAGTTTAGAGTTTTTATGTTAGATTCAGAGTTATCTAACTGTAATGAGGACACGTTGGACAACGGTAAGCATTATGAGAACCGACACCACTTATTAACGGTAGAGGTTGATGAGTTCATTGATTTGTGTATTGAGTATGGTAAGGTATTGACCCTTGCGGATTACATGTACGATGCAAATAATGATAACATCGGGGTGAATGAGTTAATTTACATAACTAATAATTACCAATAGACATGGAAGAAAGAACTAAAGTAATTGAGTTTGTAAGGAACTTCTTTAATAAGAACTCTTACTTACTAAAGGTGGACAACGATGAACAAAGAGAGCATGTTGAATCAGTAGCAGTGAGTTGCATTTGCACTAAGCACAATATTAGTTATGCAGGTGGTGGCTTTGCAAAGGCTGTTGCAGAAAATGATTTAGAATCAGCGGTAAGCAGGGCGGATTCTATAATACTTTACAACATCCATGCAATTACAATAGTATTAATTAATTTTTAAAACATATAACATATTATGATGCACGGAAAATGTAATTGTGGTAAAAAAGCAACAAGCGAATGGTTGATTAATGACACTAAAATGGCTTGGACTATGAAATATTGTGATAAGTGTAAACCCAAACAAGAACAAAAAGGGTTGGTTAAGATATATGGTAAGTAAATTTTATTACCTATAACGGTTTGGCTATGAATAGTAGCGGATTAACCACACGAACTTTCAAATATGAGATACTGTAAAATAGAATTATAAACCTACGGATAAACATAACACCGCTATTATTTATAGTTATTGTTATGCCCCGTTTTTATTCGGTTTCTTATGAAATTAAAAGATAGAGTTAAAATTTGGATAGCACAAGACGATAGTGCAATGGCTTCTGATTGCTTTGGTGTTGAGCCACAAAATGATTGGTTTGATGTGCAATATTATCCCGAACAAATTGAAGCAATAATAATTTGGAATAAAGGATTGCTTTTGGCTCAACAGGTTTACAATGGCAAACAAGGTGTTGAAATGCGTGGTAAAGTGTTTGATATTTCACGAAATGGAATTAAACAACGCATTGAACAAATAAAAGGAATGCTTGAACATTATAATATGACGATACAAGATTTTTTCGATGATGAAGAAATATCAAATCTCGATTGCTTCTTTGATGTCGTTTCTTCAAATGGGGCATAACTCGTTTATATGCGATACTTTATAGCGCATATATTTAAATAACAATTAAAATAAAAAAAAATGAAAACAGTAAAAAATCCTTACTTCTCAATGATGGACTTCGATATGAATCCTTCTCAAGAAGAAGCAGCAGAAGCAAATAAATTCAACAAAATGATTGCCTCTATTCAATTTGCAGGCGAAAAATTCAATGAAGATGGCGGCAATACAGAAGAATACAAGCTATTCCTATCATGGAAGACGCAGCCGAATGTAGTAATTATGACTGCCGACCAACACAAAAAAATGTCAAGGAATGCAGAAATTGATGAGGCTATTGAAGCTGGTTATGATTACGATTCATCAGAAGATAAGTTGATTGAACCAAAATATTAAACAATATGAATGAAGTTTTAAGAAAAAGATATAAGCAAACCGAAGCTTTGGATATTAATAAACCATCTCTTGTATATAAAGATCAAGGGAATAATAGAATTTTGAGATCAGGTGCAGATGAATATTTAATAGTTGGAGAAACAGAAACTTCTTATTTGTGTGTGAACCCACACATAAAAGTTAGATGTTCCATAAAGAAATCATCTATATCAAATACCTATCCAAGGCACGATGATTATGTATTGAAAGACAATTATTGTTATGGAGTTGCGTGGCGGGAACGTAACGGATTTAAAATATTTAATTTGTCTGAGTCTTTAAAAAATTGCAGATAAAGTTTCACAAATAAAGAACGATGAAAGAGAAAATAGAACAGATGTATATCCAAGCATTGATAGATGACTTACCGCCTAATGTATTCGCAGACCAAGTTTTGCGTTTATTTTATGTTAGCGGTAGGCATTCTTGGTTACAGAAAGATGACCTTGAATTTGCTATCGCACTTCAAGAAGAAAACAGATTAGAAGCGGTAAAATGGCTTTGTGAAAAAGCAAAAGGGTATTCATTAACTCCATTGAAAGATGCTAAGGAAATTCTTGATGCTTACCGTTAACGGCAAAGCATATCCGCAGTAGCGGATTTGAAAGACAAAAGCTTAATTAACAACAAAAAGTAAAATAGAATGAAAAAGTTAAAAGTATTTATTGTACCGGTGGAATTTTCACCTTGTAACGCAGAAGACTTAGAAAATGGGGCGTATTACGAAAAGCGCCATAACCAGCTTTTGGATAAGGTTGAATCATTTATAGCGGCAGCTTTAGAATATGGAAATGTCTTTAGTGTGTCTGATTTTATATTCTCATTTAATAATGAGGAGATAAATGATAGTCTGTATTATATCTATATGACAGATAATTATTTATAGTACCTACAATTATTCACTTACTTCAAATATTTAAAAATGGAAAATTTATTTAACTTCACGTATCAAGAAGAAAAAATTAAAAATTTAAATGGTTCTGATAGCCGCTATGGAATAGTATATGGGCAGGGCGGCAACGTCATCCATACTAAAAAAGATTCTTATAGTATCATTAAGACTGAAGACATCTCCGAGTTTGGACATGCTTTTATAGAACGTGGTCATAATGTATCCTCCTTTACCCATAAAAGTGGGGAGGTGATAGGGTTAAACATTTCTTTTGGGGAAGAAATGTCAAAAGTAGGTGACAAGGAAATAAGAGCATACATCCATATCCCTAATAATGGTGGGGGTTGTGGCTACCTTTCCCTTAAAGAAGTGAGATTAATATGCACTAATGGTATGGTAAGAACCGTAAGCGGTTCTAATGGTATGATAAAAATACCACATAATTTAAATTATGATGCCTCCTTAAAACTTATGCAGGAGTCGTTAGAAAAATTCTCAATACTCTTAAAAATGTCAAGGGATAAAGACCTTTTAATGGACAGTAGAAAACTGGACAGACTTGAAGTAGTAAAACTTTTAAATCAATGGTTTTATAACCATGAGATGCCATTAAATCATAAAGATGGTATAAGTGAGACGGATTTCCGAAGGATCTTAGTAGAAGATCCCGAAAGTATAAAATGTATTGATAGGTACAACCAACTGATGGATGCGTTTAAAAAGGAGTTAAGTTACAATGAACAACTTAACTTAGATTTAAGTGCGTACACTGTGTACGCAACATTAACAAATTATATAACAAGAAGAGTGGAAACTTCTAAGTCATCTGCACCAATTGAAGTTATGGAGCAAAGGGCTTATACTAAAGTAGAGTCTTTTGAAAAAGTATTATTGTAAAAAATGTTTTAACAAAAAGTGCTTAAAATAATTTAAAAGATATTATATTCGCATTTTGATTTGATTAGTTAGTTAACAGAGGCAGTTGTAAAAGGCTGCCTCATTTTTAAAAACAATTTAAAAAATAGTAAGTTATGATTAGTATTAGTAGAATTAATGAAAACTATTTAAAGGCAGGTAAGCCTAAGCATTATAGTTTAGAGGGGTTAAACGTTTTAACTTTTGATGAGTTCGGGAATCAAATCCGCAAAATAGATAGTATGGAGGAGAGGGATTTCGAGCTATTAGTTTTAAAGGGATTGATTAAGACAGGGGAGGTTTTAAAGCCAAAGTTTAATACTTTAGAAACCGCAGACTTACCTAATGATTTAAAAGATTTGCATATAGTGGACAAAGTAACTAAATATAAAGAAGTATTGTACAGAAGTATTGTAAGTAAGGATGAACTTAGACCTTCAATGGCAGGGGTGTATCATTCAAATGGATATGCTTATGCTACGGATGCTTTTGTATTAGTTAAGTCAAAGAAGCAGTATGACGAAACTAATGAGGGGTGTATTATTAACAAAGTAGGTTTTAAAGTTGATGCAAAATACCCTAATGCAGATGGGGTTATACCTAATGTAGAAGGGCTTACACCTAAAAAGGTAAACACTTTAAACGCTTTAAGAGTGGCGACATCTTTAGTAAACCTTTACAAAAACTTTGAAAGTAGTATATATTGTGCTACAAAAATAAGTATAGATGATAAAGGTTGTTATTTTAACCCTGAACTTCTTATTAAAGTATTGAACGCAGCTTTAGTAGATGGACATGAATACTTAGATTGGTATTTAGTTGAGGGATATGGGGGTAGGTTAGTGTTAAAAAGTGGTGATGAATTTACAGGATTGATTATGGAAATTAAAGCACCTAATGCACCTGACTTCTTTAGTGTATATAATACATTGCATAGTGAATCAATTAATTTAAAAAAGAATGTAGTATGTTAGGTAGTTTCTTTTTCGGTATTATTTTCGGTATTATTGCTTTGGTTTTCTTTTGGATTATTTACTTTGGGTGTATAGAATTGATATACGTAATTCGAGATATTTTTAAAGATAACCGATTCCCTTAACAAATTAACCCGAACCCACGATGTGATAATGGTGGGGAATTTTTATAATGAAAGAGTTATTTAGTAAATTAGATGCGAATAAAGGCAAGTATGGGTTTACGGATTTAGTGGGACAAATACAGCCTTTAGTAGAACAGATAATATCAACTGACGATAGGTTGTTATCTGTTAGTAAACGTTGGGTTGGTTATGGTACATGGAGTAGCGTAGGTTTTGCTAACTCTTATACTTTTGGCGGGGTATTGGCAGGAATACTTACAAAAGCCTTAACTAATAGAATAACCCATGATGAGGATAAAGAGTTTGTAGTTGCTGATTTTGAGGAAGATATAGAAGAAGTATTATTTGAACATTTATATTAAGGATATAACGGTTGCGTGTATGAAACGTAGCCACGCACGACACTTGATATAAACCAAAAATCTTAATTGGCTATGTTTTATACAACGTTGTTATGTGTAGTTTTTTTGGAAATTAATTTTAATATATAATAGAAAATAACTAATTAAAAATATGAAACACATTAAAAAAATCAACGAAAATTATAATCAAGATAAACTTGATTTACAAAGAGACCAACACTTAATGTCAATTAGACAAAATGGTAAAAGAATTGGTGATATAGAAATAGTTGATGGTAAAATAACAACAAGTGGGATTATTGGTGACAATCAATATGATAATTTCGTTGAATTAATAAAAGGTCTTCAAGGTTTTGATATTAAAATTGATGAGTTCTATTGGTAAAATTACACATAACGTTTGGTGGCTTGGCGAAGGCTGCCTAACGTAAACCTGAATTTTCGCACAAATTTTCTGGCAGCTTTTGCCAAACCGCTGTTATGTGCTGGGCGGTTTATCAGCACTAAATTTAATTTGAAACGAAATGACAGAAACAGAAAAAGCACTTGAATTGATTTGTAAATATCAGAAACACGCAATGTTAAAAGATTTTGGCGGTATGGATTTTGAAATAGCCAGAGGGTGCGCAATGATTGGTTTAGATGAAATGCTTGACCACATTGAAGTGCCAAGCCATATTTATCAATGGTTCAAACAAGTGCGTCTTGAATTAGAACGTGTCGAGCAGCCTTGCACATAACGTTTTGCGTATATGAGAAGTGGCACTTGCACAAACTTGAAATTTAGCACAAATGTTTCTGTGTCATTTCTTATATACAATGTTGTATGCTGGTGCGATTTATTTAGCGGGATTTTAATTTGAAAATGAATAGAAAATTTAAAAAGTTTTAGAGTATGAAATATATGGGAAGTAAGGCACGATTTACAAAAGAGATTTTGCCGATTATTTTAAAAGATAGAAAGCCTGACCAGTGGTATGTTGAGCCATTTGCAGGTGGAATGAACGCTGTTTGCGAGGTAAAAGGAAATAGGATTGCAAATGATATTCACTATTATCTTATTGAAATGTGGAAAGAACTTTGCAATGGGTGGATTCCACAAAAGATTAACCACAACACTTACCACATAGTTAGAAATAATAGAGAGCAATTTGAACCAAGTTTTGTTGGTTGGGTTGGGTTTAATTGCTCTTATAGTGGAAAATGGTTTGGTGGCTTTGCAGGAGAAACGAAAACCAAAATAGGAACTGTAAGAGATTATCAAACTGAAGCAATAAACAATGTAGCAAAGCAAGTTGAAAAAATGAAAGGTGTGGTATTTCAAAACAAACCTTACTATGAATTAGAATTGCCACCAAACAGTATTGTTTATTGCGACCCACCATACGATGGAACAACAAAATATGCTAACGACTTTGACCATAATCTTTTTTGGAATTGGGTAAGAAATATTAGCAAACAAGGACACACAGTATTTGTAAGTGAATATAATGCACCTGCTGACTTTGAATGTGTTTGGCAAAAAGAGGCAAAATCTTCTTTATCGGCAAACGGCAAAATCGGAGGCAATAAAGTGAGCGTGGAAAAACTTTTTAAATTTTCTCCCACAAATGTTAAATAGTAGCACTATCGTAGCACTTGCAGGTAACGGATGGTATTAACAAATAAGATAGTTAACCAAGCTATTGAATTAGGATTTAGTTTTGAGGAGGATATTAAAAGTACTGATACTATAAAAGATATATAACATGCAACAGATAATATTTGACATAGAAACAGATGGGTTAGATTACACTAAAATACATTGTTTATCTTACAATGTGGTAGGTACTACTAAAGTAAATACTTTATATCATTATGATGATATAAGGGAATTGTTTACAAGGAAGGCTGTATTTATAGGTCATTTTATTTCTGGTTTTGATTTACCCGCATTAACTAAATTATTAAAGATTAGTTTTAATGGAATTGTATTTTATGATACTCTTTTTATTAGTAACTATTTATTCCCAAAACTTACACGATATGGATTAGAGGACTTTGGTATATTGTTTAAAGTACCAAAGGTAGTAGTTAAGAAGGATGAATGGATTGGGGATGTGCATACTAATGAATCTTTTAAAACTTTAATGACAGAACGTTGTGAGGGTGATGTTAAAATTAATGCTAACTTATGGGCATTATTAATGAATAGGTTAAAGATATTGTATGACAATGACACTATAAAAATAAATAAAGTGCTTTCTTATTTTGCTTTTAAATCGAGGTGTGCTTATGGGCAGCAGGTTAATCCAATTCTTATAGACAAAGATGCTGCAATAGACTTATTAGCTACCATAGGTAATGAGATAGCTGATAAGAATAGCGCATTAATAACTGCAATGCCAAAGGTATTAAAATATACTACAAAGTATAAGCCTACTAAATTATTAAAAAAAGATGGTAGTTATAATAATGCTGCATGGCGTTGGTTTAAGGAGTGTGAGCGTTTGGGGGTTGATAAGAATGTAGAAAGTATTGAAGTACTTAGTAGGGAGGATGAGCCTAATCCAAATTCATATACACAAATAAAAGATTGGTTGTTTGGGTTAGGATGGCAGCCTGATTTCTTTAAGACTGTTAAGGATAAGGTTAATAATACTACAAAGGAAGTACCGCAAATCCTTAATGATAAAAAAGAATTAACAGACAGTTTAAAACTCTTAGCAAAGACAAACCCTGAAATAATATTACTTGAAAACTTAGGCGTGCTTAAACACAGGTACAGTTTAGTTGTAGGTATTATTAGTAAGTTAGATAATAGTAATAATATACCGCAATCATTAATAGGAGTAACATCTACATTAAGATTTAAGCATGGAGATATTGTTAATTTACCGTCGGTATTACGTCCTTATGGTGCAGATATAAGACGCTTACTAATAGCCCCTAAAGGTAAAGTAATTATAGGGTGTGATGTTAAGAATTTAGAGAGTAGGACAAGAGACCATTGCATCCAACCTATTGACCCTGAATATGTTGAGGAGATGTCACAGGATGATTATGATAGTCACTTAGATATAGCCGTTATTGCAGGGTTACTTACTAAAGAGCAGGCGGAGCAGCATAAGAGTGGGGAGCAAGATTACACAAAGGAGAGACAGATAGCAAAGCAATTGAATTTTGCAGCGGTTTACAACGTGGGTGCTAAAACTTTAGCAAAGAATACAGGTAAAACGATTAAAGAATGTGAACGTTTATTGCAAGGCTATTGGGAGCGTAATTGGGCGGTTAAGAAGTTTACAGATACTTTAAAAGTTAAAGAATGTTTAGGATCAAAATGGGTACAATCTGAAGTAACAGGGATGTGGTTAGAGTTACGTTCTGATAACGATAAATTCTCCGCCCATAACCAAAATTTAGGAGTTACTTTTTTTGACACATGGGTGGCATTATGTATGTTAATGGGGTTAATAATTAGATTACAATCGCATGATGAAATTATGTTATATTGTGATGAAGGGGAACAAGATAAGGTATTTGATATTTTAGATAAGGCAGCAGTATTGGCTAATAAAAGATTAAACACTAATGTAGAGATCAAAGTTGACTATAAATATGGGGTCAGCTATGCAGATGTACATTAAAAATAATTAAATATTTTAAAATGAGAACTAAAAATTTACCAAGTTTAGAAATAGAAAATGCAACTAAAATTTTTATCGCTGAGAAAGCTGAAAAGTTTTTGTTTTTTACTTGTAAAACATGCGACAATATAATAACAGAATATTCATTAGACTTCCCTAAACCAGGCACATTAACTAAGTGTCCTGATTGTGAGTCTGAGGATATTTTATGGGGGGTGACTAAAGAGGTACTAGGGGATTTGGAGGTTAGTACTATTAAAAATATTCTCTTTAAGAATCTAAAGAAAGAATTTCCTGAATTTAAAACAACATCTTATGGTGAAGATGAAAATTATGAGGTAATCCCGGTTGGGGAGTTTACTAAATCATTTTTGATAGATGATATTAAAGTTACTGTTTTGTTTAAAATAGTTATTAAATTTGAATATGATGATGTGGCTATATATGACTATATAATATCTTTTGATATTGTGAACAATAGTAAAAATAGATATAAAACTAAAAGTTCTAAAGATGCCTTAGTATTCCTTGTAAAGGAGCAAGCCAGAGAGGTAGTGAAAGAGCAGCGTAAAAAACTAGAATATATTTTTAATGATAATTGTAAATTAACCCTTCAAAAAGTGTAAATAGAGTAAAAATTAAAAGTTAATTTTTTATTAAACTTTAGTTAAAATAATTCTTAATTGTAAGAAAGTAGTTATCTTTGCAGAAGATAAAGTTTTTCTTATAAAACATATACAAAATGAGTAATGAAAATATAAAAATAAACACAATAGTAAAAACAGTTTGCGTCAATAACGTGCGCAGGTTGCACATAATGGGGAGTGTGGTGCTAAAAGTTAATAAAGAATTAACTTTAAGCCCTGCACTTGTGCGGGTGCATAGTTATGATAATAACATTCCTTTAATGGAATTTGCACCTTACGATAACGGGTTAATAGTAGATGAGGAAGAGTGTGAGGTAATAACTCCAGAAGATTTTGATGTTTTTATTAGTAGTAAAAATAATAAAAAAGTCAACGAAAATGACCTGATTAAAATTGTTGAGAATAGTTTTGGAGGTGGCTTGCCCCCGCAAGAGGGGGTTCTTGATGATTTAGATATTTAAGTAGTGAGTGGTAAGGAGATATTAGTGGCATTAACTTGGAAAATTTTTTATAAAAACAACCCCCTTTAGTGAACAAAAAATAATATAGAATATGGAATTTATAGATAAAATGGTATTTTCGTCCCCTATAAATATTGATAATGGGTATATTAATATACCACAGGGTGAACACGTAAGTATAATGGAGCTGTTTTACTTTAAGGATAATAATTCAGACCCTGAAGTATTCATAGAATGGGATAATCCAATAGATACAATACAAATGAATATAGAATATTATATATCCAGTGACAATTTAAAAGTTGTGACGGGTTATGATGGGGTTTTTGAGCTTCCAGAACAGGCGATTGAGTTGCTTGAGAGAAATGGATTTGATTGTAAAGAAATAATATAATTTTTAACAAATAAATAATTAATTAAAATGAAAGACTTATTAAAAACATCAGGCGCAGAAATAACAAACCTTAAAGAGGTTTTAAAAAATTGGAAACCCTCTAATAAAATTGAGGTAGTAAAAATGCTTTCCTTTATTAGCGTTACTAATAATGCAACAGTAACAAAAAAGATTAAAGATGCTTGTTATGAGTATCTTAATAATAGATGTGCTGAATGCGAAAATGCAATTGACCCAGAGAGTGGGCTTGAAGTAAAAAGAATAGAAGTTAATAAAAATATTTTTAATGACTCTTTAGAGATACAAAACATAAAAAAAGAAATTGAAGTGTTAAAAAAACGTCTAAAAGATGCCGAAGAAGCAGCAGGGGTATCACATACTGAGACTTCTTTTTACTATAAAGCAGTGTTGTAAATACTAATTAAAATACATTAAAAATAACATGCCACAAGAAAAGATGGAACAACAAATATCAGCTAAGATAATAGCGGACTCTATAAGCCCTCAAAATGAGAGGCTTATTACAATGGAATTAGTATTTCCACGAATAATTCTAAGTGAGTTCAACAAGCATAGAATGCTGAGTTCTAATACCAGTAGTTGTTTAAGCGGTGATACATTAATTACATTTGATTTACCCACAAAACAAAATGGAAATAAATTTAAATCTTTTAAAATGACAATAAAAGATTTCTGTGAAAAATGGCATAATGGTCAAAAAAAAAAGAAAAAGACATACATATGAAGTTAATTTAGATAATAGAGAATACACAGCAAAAGAAATATCTATTATTACAGGAAAATCTGCAAGCAACATAAGAACTATTTGTAGGAAAGGAATACTTGAAGTAGAGAATATTAATAAAAAAAAGTCAGAAGATTTTATCATAAATGGATGGAATTATAATGAGTACCACAATGGATATGAAATATTTAATCCTCACTTTAGACTAAAAAATATGAATATAAGAGTTCTTAATGAAGATACTATGGTGTTTGAGAGTTCTAAAGTATCTAATTGTTTTATATCAGGAAAGAAAGAAGTGTATGAAGTAAAATTAGAAAATGGTTATAAAATTAAATGCACTGAGAATCATAGAATTTTTACTAATGAAGGATGGAAAACTTTAAAAGATATAAATATTAAACACAATAATGGAATTACTTCTTATGACAAACATTCTTTTAAAGTTTGTACTAATGGATTAAATATTACAAAAGAATGGTTAGAAGAACAGAGAGAGTTAGGTAAGAGTCTTACACAAGTTTGCAATGAAAATAAAATAAATTTTAAATCTTTATCTACACTGTCCGAAAAATTCGGGATTTACTGGCGAAAAAAAGTTTTAATAAATGAAAACTTACAGTATAAAGACAAACAATGGTTACAAGAAAAATTACAAGAGGGGTTATTTTCAACAGAAATTGCTTTAATATGCAATAGCACTTCAGATAGAATCAAAAAACAAATTAAAAAATTTGGGTTGCAAGGGAATAGATATGTTTGGACATCAAGAAAAGAAGTATGAAATAAAAATAAAAGATATAAACAAAAAGAGGAGTCTTTAGTAAATATTAAACTATCAGCACTAAATTTAATTTGGAAACAAAATGAATACAGAAGAAAAAATTTACAGAGCAGAAACTTGTCAAGCACCTCTTGGAGAAACTGGCGACTACGATAGTTGGATTGAATTAGTTACACCGAACTTAAACTTACAATGCTATGACCCTAATGTGGAAGTGGAAGAGGTTGAGGAATTAGCTGAAATGCTTAACAAGTCGGCAGAAATGGAGAAAGCAATAAAAGAGGTGCTTGAATTATTTGATGGTAATGGTGTGCCGAATATCGAATGGGTGAAAAATCGTCTGTCGGAGGCGGTCAAGTAGCCTTGCACATAACGGTGGTATTTGCGTAGTGGCTTTTTTGTGTTGGTTCGTGTGTTGGCAAGCCATTACGCAAATACATTGTTGAACGCAGTTGTTTCCCTTTGTGTTCTTTGAAATAAAAAGTTATAGAAAGTTTGTGGTTTATTTAGAAGTTTGTATATTTGCAGTATGATTAAGGGTTTTAGATATAGAATTTTGCCAAACAGCACACAAGAGCAGCAGATAGACCAAATGCTCGGTAATGCTCGGTTTGTCTATAATTGGGCTTTAAAAACAAGAATTGAAGCATACCAAAAAGACAAAAACAAAGTTTCTGCATTTACCCTTATGACGGAATTAACCAAATTAAAAAAACAACCTGAATATAATTGGCTAAATTTATCGGTCGCACAAAGTTTACAGCAGTCAATTGTAAATATGGAAAAAGCATTTACAAGATTTTTCAGGGAGAAAAATGGGTTTCCAAGGTTTAAGTCAAAACATCGAAGCAAACAAGTGGTCGGATTTCCACAAAATACAAAGGTTGATTTTGAAAATGGTAAGGTATCTGTAAATAAAATAGGATGGTTGAGAGCAAGAATAAGCCGAACATTTGAAGGGAAAATAAAAACTTCAACTATTGAAAAGACTGCGACAGGCAAATACTATATTTCGATTACAGTAGAGCTTCCTGATATAAAGATTAAACAGAAACCGATTAAAGCATATACAGCCGTTGGAATTGATACTGGAATTAAAACGTTTGCAACGTTTTCAGATGGGAAAGAAATTGAAAATCCGAAGCATTTAAAATCCAATTTGAAACGGTTAAAAGTTCTTTCAAAAAGAGTAAGTAAAAAAGTAAAAGGAAGTAATAATAGAAAAAAAGCGGTTAAGAAACTTGCGGTATTGCACGAAAGGATTGCAAACCAAAGATTAGATTTTCTACATAAAACCACTACTGCGATAGCCAAGCAGTACGATACGGCAATAGTTGAAAACCTAAATATTTCAGGTATGCTAAAAAACCGAAAACTATCACAAAGTATTGCCGATTTGGGATTGGGGAGATTTTACACTTTGCTGGAGTACAAAATGAAAGAAAATGGTGGTAATTACATTGAAATAGGAAGGTTCGAGCCAAGTTCACGTCTTTGCACTTGTGGCACTATCAACAAAGATTTAAATCTATCTGATAGAGTTTGGACTTGCCAAAGTTGTGGGAAAACTCACGAAAGAGATCGGCTTGCTGCAAATAACATTAAAAGGTTTGGTTTGAAAGACCAAAACTTAATAACATTCACGGCAGGAACTGTCGGGTGAGCCTGTGGAGTTGCCGACATTGGTCGGGGCTATGAAGCAGGAATGATTGTAGGGTCTTTGTGTTCTTACAATTGCGTTCAACGGTCGGACGCTATACGAAGGTAGGGGTTAAGATGCACTCCCTTTCAGCCTACCACAAATGATAAATAGATGCACAACGCTTGTATTAGCAGTAAAGCCCCTGCTTTTGTATAGCGTATGTTATAGGGCGTTAATTTTATTAAAATGAGAAAGTTAGAAATTGAAATCACTTACAAATACGAAATCGAAGTTGATGAGACTGATAATATTGTAAAAGAATATGAAAATGATGAAGAATTAGTACAGCATTTAGCTGATTACAGATTTGGAACAGTATTGCCTGTAATTCAAGTTGGGGCTGTTCAAATTAAGGATATTGAACTTGTCGAGGTTGTTCGGTTTAATGCCCTATAACGTTTTGCGTATATACGAGGTACGCCTTAACGAAATTTCAAATTATAAACAAATGCTTGTAGGCGTATCTTGTATATACGCT